GGGCGGCAAGGTGTCGGACAACCCGATCTTCTCGGGCGCCATCGGCGAATATAACAACATGATCCTGCACTCATCCACTCGGATACCGCAGGGCGTGCATTCGTCAACCGGGGCAGCGGTCGCAAACACGCGGCGCGCGGTGCTCTGTGGTGCGCAGTCGGCAGCCATCGCGTTCGGTCAGGGGCACAGCCTCAAACAATACGACTGGACAGAAGAACTGTTCGACTACGGCAACCAACTCGGTGTCGAGGCTGGTTGCATCGGTGGGCTCAAAAAATGCATTTATAACAGCGTGGATTTTGGGACCATTGTTCTTTCCACCTACGCTTCAACTACTCGATAGGAGGGATAGAACATGAGCGGTCAACAGTACCATCATAATCTGGTGCACTACTTGCGGAAGCAGATCACGTTTGCGGACGCTGGAACCACAGTCACGATTGGCACACTGCCAGCCGGGGTACACGTGCTGCGAGGCGGTGTTGCCGTCACCACGGCATTTAACGGCGATACCACCAACACGCTCGATGTTGGCACGGCTGCTGATCCGAATGGATACGCAACTGTGTTGGCACTCGGCACGGTTGGCAACATCGTATTCGACGAAATGGCAACGTCTGACGACAGCGCCATTGCAGCGGATACAGCCGTGACGTGTGCCGTTGTCTCGACTGCCAGTGCATCAGCCGGCTCCGGCTATGTCTGGTTTGAGTACATCGTTGACAACGGTGAGACAGCCTAATGACAACGCTCGCCATTCTCAAAGCTCGCATTGCTGATGATCTTCGCAGATCGGACCTAACCAGCCAGATAGCTTCTGCGATTCGTGACGCAATCAAGCGGTGGGAGGGCGAGCGATTCTGGTTTAACGAAAAACGGTTCCGGCTGCTGACAGTGGCCGGAACTGAAGAATACGCAATTCCAGACACGTTGACGAATACCGATGACACAGCGCTTGCAACGGGCGAGGATCTATTAGCTATCGATGACGTGACGATCCTCTATGGATCAGACAGCTACCGCCTTTATGAGCGGTCGGATCAATGGCTGAACGACTACCAGGCACCGGCCAGCACGTATCAGGGCACACCGGATCACTACGGCGTGTTTGCAAATAAAATTCGCATCGGGCCAATCCCTGACGCAGCTTACACAATCACGGTTTCAGGTCTAGCGCGTCTTTCGACGTTGACGGCTGGCACAGATACAAATGCGTGGACAGATGAAGCGGAGAGCCTAACACGGCACCAGGCGCTGGCTGAGATATTCCGCACGGTGTTGCGTGATGGCGATGGTTTCCAATTCGCGCTTGGTGGTGTGCAAGACGCGGTGGAACACCTCAAACGCAAGAGCACGGGCAAGATCATGACGGGCCGCGTTCGGGCTTGGGGCTACGCATGAGCCGGAATCCTAACTCTGTCCCGTTTGCAGAATGGACGCCCGACAGGTCAACGCTTGGCGGCATGGCGCAAGAGGCCAAGGGCGTTATTAGCCAGGCGGGCCGCTATGCACCGCTTCAAGACCTGACGCCATATAAGGCAGGCGCTGCAATAGCTGGCTCGTGCATCGGGGCGCGGGGCTTTTGGTCGAGCGCTGGCGACGTGAACATATTCCTCGGTGATGAGTTTGATTTGTACCGCATGACGACGCGGCAGCCGACGATCGTTAGCAAGGCAGCAGGATACAGCCCAAGCGCGCCGGATGGCTGGCAGTTTGAGCAGTTTGGCGACAACATCATCGCCGTTAATGCGAACGTTACCCCGCAGTTTTATGAGCTTGGAGTGTCGTCTGCTTTTGCTGACTTGGCGGGCACTCCGCCCTTGTCAAAAACAGTGTTCCGGGTTGGCAATCAGCTTTGCCTTGCCAACGACCGCACGCTTTCAGTGAGCGGCTTTAACAACATCGAGTTGTGGGACTACGCGACGGCAACGCAGGGCGTCCAGGTGGACGTAGACCAGCGTGGCGGCAACATTCAAACCGGTGTCGGCGGTGAAGTCGGGTTGATTTTCCAGGAACGCGGCATTGTTCGCATGAGCTATGTCGGACCGCCTATGGTGCTCCAATTAGATACGATCGAGTGGAAGCATGGCGCGATTAGCCGTGAAGCGGTGGCGCAGTATGGTCGCAACATCTTTTTTGCGTCAGAAACCGGTTTGTTTGCCTGCGACGGCATGAGCGTGACGCCGTTGGGTGATGGCAAGGTTGACAAGTATTTTTCAGACAACCTGAACTTCGCGGCCCGTAATAAGGTGTGTTGTGCAATTGATTTTGCGCGCAAGCTGTGGGTAATCGCGTTTCCGACAGGCGGCAATTCATGGCCGACAGAATTGCTGATTTACTCAATGGCGGACAACCGCTGGACGCATGATGAGATCGACACTCAGATGCTTTTCGAGATGCCGCGTGAGGGTGTTTCGCTTGATGATGCGGATGCTGTGTTTGCGCTTGAAGGAACAACGAACGCTGATGAAATACTAACCAGCGTTGACGATCCTCAGTGGCGCGAAACACGGGTCCAGGTCGCGGCGGTCGATAGCACGGGCACTGTGGCAACGTTCGAAGGCTCAAACCGGCTGGCGACACTGACCACGACGGAGTTTGAACCAACCCGCCTAAAGCAAACGCTTGTTGATGAGATTTGGCCCGAAATCGACATCATATCAACGCGGGTGAACGGGTGCGTGCTGACCCGAAACCGTGCGGTAAAAAACATGCTCTGGAATGGTGATAGTTTGTCGTGGGATGGTCAATCGTTTTTCTGGGGCAGCAATGACATCGGATCATATACAGCAGATATGAACGAGTTCGGGTTCGTGCCGGTGCGTGTGTCGTCTCGATATATTCAGGTCTGCATCGAAGTTTTAGCGGGCACAACTTGGACGGAAACAACGGGCGTCCACTGGCGCGGATCATCGGCAGGTGAAAGATAAATGGCAGATATCGATCTCAAAACAGAAACACCAGATGAATCGTTTGATCTGGATGCTGTGCTGGTTGGTGCCGATAGCCAGGCGTCAGCATCGCCATCGGTTTTTAGTGCGACAACGATCTGGACATATCTTAAATCGCTTACAAATACGTGGACAGGAACAAACACGTTCACCGGGCCTGTGGTTGTTTCGGGCGGGATAAGCGGGGAAGCGGGCGCGTTTTACGAAGCCGGCGGGACAGATGTTGCCATTGCTGATGGCGGTACGGGATCGAGTTCTGCGGCGGCGGCACGAACGGCGCTTGGGTTGGAGATCGGCGCGGATGTGCAAGCATATGATGCTGTTTTGTCTGCAACTACGGCGAGTTTCACAACGGCGCATCAGTCAGCCTTGGAGGCGATAGACACAGCAGCCGAATTGAAAGCCGTCTACGAAGGCAACGCAGACACAAACGCTTATGATGATGCAGCGGTTGCAAAGCTGGGAGCCATCGAAGCGTTAGCCGACGTGACAGACGCAACGAACGTTACCGCAGCCGGCGCGCTGATGGATAGCGAAGTTACAAATCTATCCGGCATCAAAACGCTGACAGTTCCCGATAGCACAACGATCACGGCCTTTGCCGCAACGGTTCTGGACGACGCAGACGCCGCAACGGCACGGGCAACGCTTGGTGTTGACGCCGCTGGGACGGATAACAGCACAGATGTAACGCTTGCTGGCACGCCTGATTATATCACGCTTGCGGGCCAGGTGCTGACGCGAAACGCTGTGGACCTTGCTGCGGACGTTACCGGCAACCTGCCCGTTGCCAATTTCAACAGCGGGACCGGCGCAACATCGGCAACGTTCTGGCGTGGCGATGGCACCTGGGTAACGCCAGCGGGTGCTGGCGATATGGCCGCTGCAACGTATGATCCAGCAACGATCGCAGAACAGCTTGTTGGGCTGACGGCCACGCAGACGCTCACAAACAAAACGCTGACGTCGCCAACGATCGACACGCCCGCATTAGGTGCGGACAGCGTTGACGCCATTACGGAGATAGCCACGGCGATTAAATCAGGGCTGGACGCCAAGTTAATCACGGGTACGGCGGGAACGGATGGAAATGTTGCATCATGGAATGCAGACGGAGACATAATTGACGGGGGGGCAAAGCGAGAGGCGCTAACCGCTGCGCGGACATATTACGTCAGGACAGACGGCAGCGACAGCAACACTGGTCTAGCCGATAGCGCAGGTGGCGCGTTCCTCACCATCCAAGCGGCGATAGACGTAGTGTACGGGTCATTGGACATCGGAAGCTACGACGTCACCATCCAAGTGGGCGCAGGAACGTACGCCGGGACCATCATAGCATCGTCGGCACCTATTGGCTCAGGCTTGGTGACGTTGCTCGGTGATGCGACAACGCCGGCAAACGTCCA